ATTCTTTCCGCCAATTTCGCGCCGGCGGCCAGCACGTTGTCCACTTCCTCGCCCAGGCGGGCGAAATTGGCGGAAAGAATCGAAGGGGGACCTTCAAAACACACACAGGCTTCACGCGTGACCCCCCTACCCTAAAATAATATAAAAGTGAGATGATATATGTGGCTATTAAAAAAGATTTATCAAGAGATGAAAGAATCTCCAAGGAAGAAAAGAGACTAAGGCGGATTTATAAAAATATAGGCAAAGACCAAAAGGCAATTATAGACGGACTAATACAAAGAGCTGCATATATGAGAATAGCTCTTGAGGATTGGGAAAATGACATTATGGTAAATGGTTACATTGAAATGTTCACTCAATCGGAAAAAACAGACCCTTACGAAAGAGAGCGCCCTGTAGCTCGGCTCTATAACACCATGAACAAGAACTACCAAAGCATCATTAAGCAACTTACCGACCTTGTGCCAAAAGAACTGCCCAAAACAGAGGATGATGGATTTGATGAATTCGTGAATAATAAATGACATTAGCAAGAAAAATTCAATATGAATTAAACTATAATCCGATAATTGAATATTGGACATGGATAAACGCCAATAGACATAATCGCAGAAGAGTATCTACTAAGGTTTGCAAGGTATACAATGAGCTTGTAAGAATTATTAATGATTCTAAAGGTGAATGGGAGTATGATGCTAACAAAGCTAATCATGCAATAGAATTTATTGAAAATTACTGCAAGCACTCCAAAGGTAAATTTGGTGGCAAGCCCTTTATATTGGAGTTATGGCAAAAGGCTCTTATAGCTGCCACTTTTGGAATTGTACACAAGATAGACGGTACAAGAAAATATCAAGAAGTAATGCTTGTTGTGGCAAGAAAAAATGGTAAATCTACACTTGCTGCAGCTATAGGTTTATATTTGCAAATAGCAGACGGAGAACCCGGAGCTGAGGTATATGCCTGTGCAACAAAGAAAGACCAAGCAAAAATAATATGGTTAGAAGCTAAAAGAATGGTTAGAAAATCGCCAGTCTTGCGAAAGAGGATAAAACCTTTAGTAGCAGAAATGAACAGCGATTTCAATGATTCTTTTTTTAAACCTCTTGGCAGAGACAGCGACAGCCTCGATGGATTAAACGTACACGGTGCACTGCTTGATGAAATACACGCATGGCAAGACCAAAACCTTTACGATGTCATCGTAGACGGGACCACAGCGAGGGATGAGCCATTAGTATTCATTACAACAACAGCCGGGACGATTCGAGAGAGAGTATATGACTTAAAGTACGATGAAGCCGAAAGAGTAATTAACGGATATGAAGATCCTAACGGTTATAAAAACGAAAGATTTTTACCGATAATCTATGAATTAGATAATCGTAAGGATTGGATAAATGAGGAATGCTGGTATCAAGCTAATCCTGGATTAGGGACTATTAAAAAGTTAGACCAATTAAGAAATAAGGTTAACAAGGCAAAAAAAAATCCATTACTTGTAAAGAATTTATTATGTAAAGATTTTAATATACGTGAAACATCATCCGAAGCTTGGCTGACGTTTGAACAGCTGAACAATCCTGCTATATTTGATTTACAGTTATTAAAACCTCGTTACGGAATAGGCGGTTCTGATTTATCAGCTACAACCGACCTTACAAACGGAACAGTTATATTCATGGTTCCTGGAGATAACACGATATATGTTTTGCAAATGTATTGGCTGCCCGAGGAACTATTAGAACAAAGAGTCAAAGAAGATAAAATACCATATGACATTTGGCGAGATATGGGACTTCTTAGGGTTGTACCAGGGAATAAAGTACATTATAAATATGTGACAGATTGGTTTTTAGAAGTTCAGAACGAACATGATATATACATCCCGTGGCATGGTTATGATGGATGGAGTGCTGAATATTATGTGCAAGAAATGAAATCCAACTTTGGCAAGGATGGAATGGAAGCAGTAATACAAGGTAAAAAGACTTTATCCGGACCTATGAAGAATTTAGGTGCCGACTTAGAGAGCAAGAGAATTAATTACAACAATAATCCAATATTGAAATGGTGCTTATCTAACACAGCAATAGAAACGGATAAGAATCTAAATATACAGCCTTGCAAAACAAATAATCAAAGGCGCAGAGTTGACGGCATGGCAGGTTTATTAAATGCCTATGTAACATTAGAAAACCATTACGAAGATTACATCAGCATGATTTAAAGGAGGTGATAAATTGGGATTAATAAATAGATTTTTTAATAAAAATCCTGCAGTAACACGTTTTGAAATGATAACTGAAAGGGGCAACGGTTATTATGCTTGGGATGGCAAAATGTATCATTCGGACATAGTCCGTTCTTGTGTTCGCCCAAAAGCAAGAGCAATAGGAAAATTAATTGCTAAGCATATTCGAAATAACGCAGAAGGTTTTAAGATTAACCCGGAGCCGTATATAAGATTTTTACTGGAAGACCCAAATCCGTATATGAGCGGGCAAATGTTACAAGAAAAACTTGCAACACAACTTGAACTTAATAACAATGCTTTTGCTTATATACATAGAGACGATAACGGTTATCCTGTAGAAATTTACCCTATACAAGCATTGAACGCAGAAGCTTCTTATGACAGAAGTGGATTTTTACATCTTAAATTTACTATGCAGAATGGGAGATTAGTTACTTTTCCATATTCGGATATAATTCACTTACGACAGGACTACAATAACAATGACATATTCGGAGAAAGCCCGGCAACCGCACTGACGCCTCTAATGGAGATAGTAAATACAACAGATCAAGGTATTGTTAAAGCAATAAAGAATTCTAATGTAATTCGTTGGCTCTTAAAATATGCACAATCTTTAAGACCGGAGGATATAAAGAAAAACACTGAGGAATTCGTAAAAAACTATCTTTCTACAGAAAGCAAGACGGTAGGAGCTGTAGCTACAGATGCTAAAGCAGACGTAACACAAGTTAATCCTCATGATTATGTGCCGAATGCGGTACAAATGGATAAAACAACGCAAAGAATATATTCATTTTTCAATGTAAACGATAAAATTATTCAATCAAAGTACACTGAGGATGAATGGAATGCTTATTTTGAAAGTGTTATTGAGCCTTTGGCAATGCAATTAAGTGGAGAATACACAAGAAAGTTATTCACAAGAAGAGAGAGAGGATTTGGCAACAAGATAATCTTTGAGGCAAGTAGTTTGCAATATGCAGCCATGAGTACAAAACTTAACTTATTGCAAATGGTTGACAGAGGCGCGATGACACCAAATGAATGGAGAGAAGTTCTTAATTTAGGTCCTATAGAAGGTGGGGATAAGCCTATACGAAGATTAGATACGGCAGTAGTGGAAGGAGGTGCAACGAGTGCCAAAGAAGATTAATATTAAAGGCGATATTGTGCAAAGCGGAGATAAGTGGATTTATGATTGGCTTGGAATAGAAGCCACAAGCCCACAAGATGTAAACAAAGTTTTAAATGAAGCTAATGGACAGGATGTAGAGGTTGATATAAATAGCGGCGGTGGAGATATATTTGCAGGCAGTGAAATATACACAGCATTAAGGAGTTATAAGGGCAACATACAAATAAACATCGTGGGAATAGCCGCAAGCGCCGCAAGTGTAATAGCAATGGCAGGAAAAAGCAAAATAACTCCTACAGGACTGTTTATGATACATAATGTATCTTCAAAAGCTCAAGGCGATTATAGGGATATGCAACATCAAGCAGAAGTGTTGAAAACTGCTAATCAATCAATAGCCAATGCCTATAAAGAAAAAACCGGATTGACAGATGCTGAACTCTTAAAGTTGATGGACAAAGAAACATGGATGTCAGCGGAGAATGCGGTAAAAAACAATTTTATTGACGAGGTGATGTTTGATACTTCAAGTCAAGTGGCAAAAGGGTTTTACAATAGCTTTAATGGAATTCCATACGAAGCTATAGAAAAAATAAAAAGTCAAATCAAAAAACCGGATATCGAAAATAACGATAATGCGGTTTTTTTAATGCAGGCAAAACTAAATTTATTAAAATTGAAGGGAGAAAATTATGACTAAAGAACAATATTTAGCAAAGAGAGCCGAACTTATAAATCAGGCACAAAAATTTATTAACGATGGAAATACAAAAGAAGCAAACGCTAAGATGAAAGAAGTTGAAACACTCGATAGTGAATACGAGGCATCAACAAAAGCACAGGCAAATCTAAATGCATTGAATGATAATTCAAGAATCACAAACATTCAAAATTTAGGACAAAATGTAGATGGTGAGGTGATTGACACGATGACAAACAAAGATGAAAAGGTTGATATGTATGATTCCGTAGAGTACAGAAAGGCATTTATGAATAATGTACTAAACGGAACTCCAATGCCAGCTAAGTTTTTAAATGTTGACCAGAACACGAAAACTACCGACGTAGGTACTGTAATTCCTACTACCATTCTTGAAAAGATAATCGAGAAAATGGAAGCTACAGGAATGATATTGCCTCTTGTAACGAGAACAGGCTATAAAGGCGGCTTAGCAATTCCGACATCTTCAGTTAAACCGGTAGCAACTTGGACGGCAGAAGGTTCAGGAAGTGACAAGCAGAAGAAAGGTACAAGCAGTATTACATTTAATTACTTTAAATTAAGATGTGCTGTGTCTGTATCTTTTGAGGTTAGTGTTGTAACTCTTGGAGTATTCGAGACTACAATTATTAACAACATAGCAGAAGCCATGACAAAAGCATTAGAGCAAGCTATCATAACAGGAACGGGCGAGGGACAACCAAAAGGAGTATTAGCAGAAACTGTAGTGTCTGGACAGAATGTAGATATAGCGGCATCAGCAAATGTTACTTATAACACCTTAGTTGATGCTGAAGCAGCTTTACCTCTTGCATATGAAAGTGAAGCGGTATGGGTAATGACTAAAAAAACTTTCATGAAATTCATAGGTATGGTAGACGAGCAAAAACAACCTATCGCAAGAGTGAATTACGGACTTGCCGGTAAACCGGAAAGAAGCTTGTTAGGCAGAACTGTTATATTGAATGATTATATGACAAGCCTTGCTGCAACCGTAGAAAATGATACAGTCGTAGCGTTCCTATTCAACTTTAAAGATTATGTTTTAAATTCAAATTATAACATAACTGTGAAACGTTATGAAGATAACGACACTGATGACCAAATAACAAAAGCTATCATGCTTGTAGACGGTAAAGTTGTAGACAAGAATTCCTTGGTAACAGTAACAAAAAAAGCGTAGTCGATAGTTCATTATCTGCGTTGACTATCGGCATCTTAGCACTCAGTCCTGAATTTGACAGTGAAACCTTAGAGTATACGGCGAGTACCAGCAATGCGACTAATACAATAACAGCAACAGCAACAGATGAAAGTGCGACTGTTGAAATTAATGTTGATGAAACGTCGGTTGAAAATGGAGAAGCTGCAACATGGGCGAGCGGAGAAAATATAGTTACAATAAAGGTAACAAATGGAGCGAGTGAAACGGTATATACCGTGATTGTAACAAAGGAATAAGAGCGGCATCAAAACCCGTTCTTATTCCGGTGAGGTGATAAAATGCTAACAGATATAAAAAAAGCTTTGAGAATAAACAACAATGCTATGGACACGGAAGTTCAAGATTTAATTGACGCTGCTAAAATGGACTTAAAAGCAACTGGAATAAACATAGACAAGATTATAGCGGTGAATGAAGCAGAAAAAATGGACCCGCTAATCAAACGAGCTATAACATTGTATTGCAAAGCGCATTTTGGCTACAACAATACTGATGCTACAAGATTTGAACAATATTATGGTGCTTTAAAAATTCACTTGGCATTATCGGATGACTATCGGGTGGTGACTCCTAATGTTTAAAGATGTGATAAATCTGATTTCTGTAACCAATACAGTTAATGACGGCGGAGATACTATTCAGGTTGAAACAGCAAGAGAAGTATACGCAAACAAGAAGTCAATAAAGCAGAGTGAATTTTATCGAGCTTTTACGGTTGGACTAAAGCTGGAATGTACTTTTGAAATATACTCATTTGAATACGCCGCGGAAAGAAAACTAACCTATGAAAATAAAGCATATAACATCATAAGAACCTTCGAAAAAGGCGATTTTATAGAATTGATTTGTGAGGTGGTGGTATAAATGCCAATGCCAAAATCAGTCACTAAATACAGTAATAAAAACGGAGTGACATTTGTGTCAAGTGTTGATCAGGCAAATTATACTATTCAGGAACTATCAAGAGCCGCACTTAAAGATGTCGCAAAAGTCCTTAGAAAAAAAATAATTGCAAAATTAAAAAATATGCCAGGCATGAAGAGAAATAAAAGGCTGTACAATTCAACACAATATTGGGTAAGAAAAAAAGAAACTGACCTCCAGATTGGATTTAAACATAACACATGGTATGGAGTTTTGCAGGAATTAGGTGGCAATAATCAACCGAAACGAAGTATATTAAGAGATACTGTATTTGAAAGTATTGACGAAATACAAAAGATAGAGGCTCAATACTTGAGTACTATCGAGGATGAGTTAAAAGCCGAAGCATTAATAAACGAGGATGAGGAGGTAGGAGATAATGAAGACGTGGGCGCTTAGAGTTGAACTGCAGAAAATATTTAAGACTCTTACAGTAAATGTATACTACGAAGGAAATCAAGAACCTGACGTTTATCCTCGTATAGTGTATGAACTTAGCGAAGTGTCGTATGATGCAGGCAAAACTTTATATCAATTAGAGATTAATGTTATTGACTATGGCACAAGCACAAGAGTTGTTGAGGATTTAGCAGATAATATACAAGCAACCTTAAATAAGTACTATTTTAATAATGATGAGATACAATTTGCAGTCTACAGAGGGTTGAGACAGAAAGTTGAAGAGGATGATAAGTTAATCATTAGACGACGATTACTTTTTGAAATACATTTATATGAATTGAAAGGAGAATAAATATGCCAAAACCGAAGGTTTTTAGTGGATTTACAGCAACTACAGCTGAAAATTTGCTGTTAGATGCAGGAGCATTTTTTAAAAATTTTGAAGTTGGAACAGACACTTTCGATAGTGCGGTTGCAGCTGGTAAACTATTAGGAGCAACTCAAGGCGGAGGAACATTTTCAGCTGTACCTACTATTAGAAAAATTGAAATTGATGGAGTAAAGGGAGCTGCAAAAGGCTTACAAGTTATTGACGAGTGGGTTGTAACATTAATGGCTAATATTAAAGAAGTAACTCAAGAGTCTATTATGGCAGCATTGGCTACCGGGGTAGCAGCAGACGGTCCAACCGGTTATAAAAAAATTACGGTAAACAACTACATACAGTTGACTGACTACATTGACAATGTGGTTTGGGTAGGTAAACTTTCTAAAACTGATACTCCGGTTATTATAATTGTTAAAAATGCTATTTCATTAGGTGGATTAACTCTCAATATGGCTGATAAAAGCGAAGGATTAATACCGACTACATTTACAGGACATTACGATGACACTGAATTGGACGTGCCGCCGTTTGAAATCTATTATCCAGACAGTTCAGTTGCATAGGAGTGAGTTTATGAGGAAGTTACAAACACAAGATGTATTTGCGGCTATGAGAGCAATCTCAAAGGCAAATTTAAAAGAAGAAATAAAACCGCTACTTAAAAAAGCAAGTGTTGGGGAAGTGAACGTTGAGGATGTTGGTATTGAAGGTATTTTAAATTTAATTGAAATATTCTCTAAACAAAATTCTGAATATGCTATATATGAAGTATTAGCAGGACCGTTTGAAATGACTCCAGGTGCTGTTAAACAAATGGACCTTTTAATGTTAGCTAATTATCTTGAAACGCTTAGTAAGGAGAACGACCTTAAGCGTTTTTTTACTTTATTGGCAGGTTTGATTACAAAGAAACAATAGACCTGCTACTAAGGAGATACGGTTCCTTAGATTATCCAACGAATTTAGATATAGAAGAAGCTCTTCCTTTCATCGAATATGCTTACGAAAAACGAGAGGAAGAGCTTATATTTCAACGATGGATTCCTTATCAACATATTAGCTTTGATGAATTTAAGGCACAAATAAAGCCTAAAGTCATTAAAAGTGATGAGGAAATATTAACAGATGTAAAAGAAATAATAAATGCCTTTAATAAAGGAAATGATTGTAAATGATGTATAATTATGATATAATATTATTGTAGGATAGGCAGTCGCGAGCTGACAAACAAGGTATTCCGAACCTTGTTTCCTACATTAAAATAATCGGACAACACAACGGAGGTGTTATTATTACGGAAACTAAAATTTGTACTAAATGCAAAAGAGAATTACCAATAGAAAATTTTTCAAAACTAAGAGATGGCTATCAATTTCAATGTAAAGAATGTAAACATAATTATTATAAGGCTCGCTCAGAAGAAATAAGCAAAAAACGCAAAGAACAATGGAGAGTCAAACATCCCATTGAAGAAATTTCAGAGGGTTATAAAAAGTGCTGCAAGTGTGGAGAAATAAAGCCTGCAACAACTGAATATTTTAATAAATCGTCTCAGGCTAAAGATGGTTTAAAGTTTAGTTGTAAAGAATGCAGAAAAATAGAGTATTTAGAAAATCAAGAATATAATAAAGAAAAAAGCAAACGACATTATAAAGAAAACAAAGAATGGATTTCAGAAAGAAATAAAGCATATAAAGAACAAAGAAAAGAATGGTACAGAGAATACTTTCAAGATTATTACAAAGAACATGAAGAAGAATTAAAAGAAAACATTAAACAAAGACATTATAAGCGTATAAAAACAGATATCGGATACAGAATATTACAGAGGTGTAGAAAAAGAATCTATGAAGCAATAAAAAGTAACACTAAATCTGCTTCAACACAAAGATTAATTGGTTGTTCAGTTGAAACATTATTAGACCATTTAGAAAGCCAATTTCAAGATGGAATGACATGGGACAACTATGGTGAGTGGCATATAGACCACATAAAGCCTTGTGCATTGTTTGACTTTACTAAGGAAGAACAGCAAAGAGAATGTTTCCATTATACCAATTTACAGCCATTATGGGCTAAGGATAATATGAGAAAATCAGATAAATATGAAGCATCCTAAAAAGGGTGCTTTTATTATGCCATGAAAGAGGGTGATTATTATTGAAATTTTTCGTTTGTTTGGAAGCATCTTGGTTGATAGTTCAAAAGCAGAAGAAAGCATATCTAAAACCGAAAAGAAAGCTGACGGTCTTGGAACTAAGTTAGGTAATGGAATAAAAACAGCTGCAAAATGGGGCGCTGCTATCGGAGCAGGGGCAACAGCTGCAGGCGGTGCATTATTGGCACTTGCAAACAAGACGGCTGAATCGGCAGACGAAATAGACAAGTTATCCGAAAGAACAGGCATTAATAGAGAAGAACTGCAACGATGGAAGTATGCTGCAGAGCAAAGTGGTGCTGATGTAGGCAAGTTGGAAGGTGGTATTAAAAAGCTTTCTGATGTCATGGATGATGCAATGAAAGGTTCGGAAAAAAGCGTTCAGGCATTCGATAAAATTGGCATAAGCATGGATGATTTAAAAAATAAATCTCAATCTGACATATTTGACGATGTTATGAATGCACTTGCTGAAATGCCTGCAGGGGCTGAAAGAAATGCTCTTGGAAATGATTTATTAGGTAAGTCATACACAGAGATGCTACCACTTTTAAATGCTGGTGCTGACGGTATGGATGACCTTAAAAACAGGGCTGATGAATTAGGGCTTGTTATGTCCGAAGAAGCGGTAAAGGCTAATGTAAAATTTGGTGACACCATGGCAGATGTCAAGGGCGCTGTAGGAGCGGTATTTATGCAACTGTCTAATGAATTTTTGCCGATTTTACAAAACTTGCTCGATTGGATACTTGCACATATGCCAGAGATTAAAGAGGTAATAAGTGTTGTGTTCAACGTAATAACTACTGTTGTGACCACAGTATACAATTTATTTAGTGACTATATTCTACCTGTACTATCAACGTTGTTTAGTTGGATTCAAGAAAATATGCCTATAATCAAAGAAGTAACAGAAAAGGTATTTGATGTAATTTGGAAGATTGTCAATAAAGTATGGTCTTTGTTTAATAATAATTTACTGCCTATATTAAAGGCATTATGGGATTTTATCTCTCCGACTTTTCCTTTGATTCAGGGTGTTGTAGAGGTCACATTCGGCGCAATAGTTAAAACGGTAGAAACGGTTATAAGTGTATTTGAAAGAGTGACGGAAGCTATTAAGACAGCTGTTGAGTGGCTTGGTAGTTGGAATAAAACTGAAGCTAAAGACAAGGATACAAGTTTCAAAAGCGGTAAAGACTACGACGGTAGTCATGCAAGCGGGTTACCTTATGTGCCTTACGACGGTTATGTCGCAGAAGTACATAAGGGTGAAAGAATCATGACTGCAGCCGAAAATGAAGCTTACAGTAGTGGTGTTGGAACTGGCGGCGGTATTCTTATAACAGGAAATCAGTTTACAGTCAGAGAAGAAACGGATATTAAAAAGATTGCAAGAGAGTTATATAAATTGCAACAAAAAAGTGAAAGAGGAGCAGGATATGCACCTGCTTAGGAAGGGGTATGTATGGCTAAACTAACAAGAGTTAGAGGATTTGCTTTTGGAACAGTAAAGGTTGACAATTTAAAATTCGACCTGAAAAACAACATATACCTTATCGACGTAAACAGATCTGCAGCTCCAGTACGTACAAGATATGATTTTATAGTTCCGAAAAGGAACGGCAGTCAGACGTTTAATGATAGATATGAGGATAAATCAATTGATGTTGTCGTAGGTATTTATGATAATAATATTCATACAAGAAAAATACGACAGAGAGATTTTTTAAGCGGGATAGTCGGGAGAAAATCCCGACTTGTTTTCTTTGACGAGCCTAACTTATTTTATGAGGCAGAAGTAATTGATGGTATTGATGTATCCGAAGGAGAAGTATTTACAGAGATAAGCATACATTTCAAATGCTCTTTTTGCATGTATGAATTCATAGGTGATGCCAACGACATCATAACCGCCGATGCAGATTTCACGACAGATGAACTTGATCCTATTACGAATACTCAAGAGTGGATGAACATAAATACTCTAACTTATCAGATGATAGAGAACACCGGCAATCATGAATCAGAGACATTTATAACTATAACAGCGAATACGGCTTGCGCAGAAATATTGATTGATAATGGTGTAAACAGCTTTAAACTGTCAAATCTTTTAGCGGGAGAGGTAGTATTTATAGACAGTGAAAATATGATAGTTTACACAAAATATGGAGATGAAAAAATCTCTGCTATGACAAGATTTTCAGGAAAATTTCTTAAAGTTCCGGTTAGTGAGAGCATGATTACTATAAACGGAATAAGCTTCAATATTAATATAGACTTCAAATTCCGTAACACATACATAGTATAGGCGGTGAAAATATGGCTTTGAATTTAGAATCAATACTTAGTTCGGTTAAGGTAAGTGAAAATTTGGCACGTGCCGGAAGAAATTTCATCAAGATTGGAAATCAAATTGAGGATTTATTTAATAGTGCTTATGCATATAAAGAATATAATGCAACTCAATATACTAATGATAAATGGTATAGATTGTGGCTTAATGATACCGTTTCATCTGGTAATATTAATGAAATATTACAGGTTACTATTGGTTCAGCTACAGGAAATCTACCTGCAAATTTTATACTTTCATTAAATAGTGTACATCAATATTTTAGTATTTGTTTATTATCTGCAACTAAAATGCCAGTTTCAATTGGAGTTACTAAAGTAAGAAGTGTACACCCAACAACAGCATGGACATATGGTCGATATGTTGATTTATATATTACCGGATTAGTAAATACAATAGAAATTACATGTAAAAAAATATCTGTAATGAAAAATAATCATAGGTGGACAGGAATCTTTGCAGAAACATTACAAGAAGCCCCTGCTATTCCAGAAACTCATACAAGTACAGAAGTATCTATAACAACAATTCCAAGTGGGAAAGCTGTTATAGATACTCAACCCGCTTGGATAACCGCTACCCTGCAAAATGGGTGGACAGCATTTGACGTAGGCGGCTTACAATACACTAAAAATGATTTAGGCATGGTTACTATTAAATTTAGTTGCACTGCTGGAACTATTACTAATAGGACAATTATAGCAAACTTACCTGTAGGGTATAGACCTTATAGCAGCACAGCAGTTGTTTTTGATTTACTGAAAAATTTAGATGGTTATGTTTCGGGAGAAAAAGTTTTTATACAATCTAACGGCAACATATATGTAGCTAATGGCACAGCGTTAGTTGGAGGACAAACTTATTTAGGGCAAGTCAGTTTTTATGCAGGAAATTAGAGGTGGAATATGTTAAAACAAATATATAGAATAGATGAATTTGGATATTTAAAAGAGATATATGTGAAAGACTTTGGTGAGGATGGCAATTGTGTAGAGGAAATCGCAGAGAATATAATTACCGTTGACCCTCCACAGGGGTTATACAAGCTAAAATGGACAGGTACAGAATGGATTGAGGGATTAACACAGGAAGAAATCAACGAGATTAACAATCAACCTAAACCATTGACTGAGATAGAGCAACTACGACTTGAACAAGCACAGGCAAATACTGAAATGGTCGAATTAATTTTAGCTATGATTTTAGGAGGACTATAATGGAATTCACAGCAGAATCTCAGCTTGTTAAGAATTATGTATTACTTATACAGCAAGGATTAAAGACTTACGAAGATGTACCAAATTTGTACAATCTAAAGGAAGTGGTACAACAGTGTTTAGAACAATAAAATATATTATAAAAATAGTAAAGGAGGTATTGAAAATGATATTTAAACCCGATTCACAAATCGTAAGAAGTTATGTAATTCTTATTTTGGCGGGCATGATGACATTTGAGGAAGTGCCAAACCTGTTTAACTTACGTGAAATGGTCGCGTTGGCATTAGGGTTAGAAGACGGTGAGTAGTTGGTGGACTAAGGACATTGGAAATAGTGTCTTTTTTTAATGAAAGTAGGTGAGTAAAATACTTACAATACAAAATACCGCAGGTGTAACACTTGCATATTTGAATAACTTAGAATCCGGCACGTGCCATGAGGTTATAAACGGTGAATACACCCTTAATTTTGTAGCTCTTATTGAACCTTTGAAGACGGAATTTTTGTATGATAGAAACAACATCATAATATATAATAATGACTATTTCCGTGTTATAGGTATCGAGGAGCTGCACAACGAGAATAATATGCTAACCGTCTCAGTTGTGGCAGAACATATCAGCTACGATTTGATTCAAGAGACAAAAGAAAGCTTTGTAGAAGAAAATAGGGCAGCAATATACGTCATGAACGCGGTGCTGTCCGGAACTGATTTTTATTTTGTCGGCACGGATGTAATGACTACAGCCAGCATTGACATGCAAGGCACTGAGCAGGATCCTGTCAACGTTCGGAATATTCTTTTCAACATTGCATCTATTTGGGGCGGTGAGCTGGAATATTTCCGGAATCAAGTATCATTAATGCAGCAACTTGGACAAAACAGAGGTGTTGACTTCCGGTTCGGAAAGAACCTGCAGGAAGTCAAAAGGATAATTGATTATTCAACGGATCCTATTTCAGTGAGCTATGATGTGACGGTGGTACAGGGTTCGGAATTAGAAGAACTGGGATACTTTGAGCTGGGAGATGCGGTTAGAGTCATAGATGATGCTCTTGACATAGACCATTACTCCCGGATTGTTGAGGTTGAGAAAGACATTATAACTGGCATAAACAGCAAGGTAGTTTTAGGTCAGCCGATTGAGGATCTAAACAACAGTTTTAGTCGATTAAATAAGGTTGTAAAAGCGGTTGACAATAAGGTATCTGCAGTTATAGACGAGCATGGGAATTTGATTGCAAGTAAATTAAAAGGCACTTTGAGTGATGCCATTGACGTAGTAACGAATTCTACAGCTTACATAACCTTTGATAATCTGACCGGCATTATTATCCATAATCAGCCTACCGAAGCGGAAAGCACTTGGGCTATGAAGTTGTCGTCAGGAGGATTGTTGATAGCAAATGCTCGGGACAGTCAAGGGCAATGGATATGGCGAACTGCTATAACTGGTGAGAGTATAAGCGCGAATGAAATTACAACAGGGACATTGACAGCTATAAATATTAATGGTGTTACGATGACAGGTTCAACATTAATAAGCGAAAGCGCTACTCAAAGAGTTACTATCGATGATGGTCTTATAGGAATATATGATAAGACTGATGATAAATACCTGTTAAAAGTAGAGAACGGAAATGCAATTATCAACGGTTATTTAAGCACAGGATTTGAAGCAGGCGCAACAATAGTAGACAATAGTGGTATTCGGTTTAATGACGGAATTGAATGGGCTTCTTACATTGCAGGGGATGCAAATTTAGATATAGTTGCATTTGGGACAATTGATATTGAGGCTCCGTACGGAATACGTTTAGGCGCGCAACTTGTTTCTGTTAGTTGCCTTAGTTTTAATGTAAGTGGTATGAAAAACTGTGTAATTGATACCGAAGAATATGGAAAAGTATATTTTAGTGCATACGAAACAGCCGAAATATATTTCGGTGATATAGGCGAAAATGAAGTTGTAAACGGTGAATGTATTATAACTTTAGACGAAAAATTGCTCGCTTGTGTTAATACTGATTTACCTTATCAAGTATTTTTAACTCCTTATGGTGACGGTAGAATATGGGTAGAACAACGTAATAAAACTAATTTTGTAGTTAAGGGTGACAACATTAGATTTGGCTGGGAAGCCAAATTGAAACGTAAGGGTTATGAAAATATTAGGTTTGGAAAACCTGAATAGAGGTGAGAAATGAGTGAATATTTAAAAAGTGCATTTGAAAGCGTACAGCCGTTCTGGGCTGTTTTTTTAAGTGCAATAATGTATGTAATGTTTCCAGAGCAAGCTTATTTGACCGCTTTTTGCGCTGTTCTTGGTGTAATGATGTTAGATGTCATAACTAAGTATTACGCAATAGGGTGTCGAAATGGTGGCTTGTGGAACAGTATTAAAACAAGAAAGATTAATAGCAATAGCATGTGGGAAGGCACGTCGAGAAAAATATTTGCATATCTAATTATTTTTATTATGGTTGGACTTTCTTATAGGGTGTCTCCTGTAGCAGGAGCTGCTTCTTTTTTAGGCACTGTTGTATATGCTGTTTTATTTCTAAGAGAATGTCAATCCATCTTAGAGAACTTGGACGATGCTGGGAATGACGTAGGCTGGTTACTGACTATCGTTAAGAAGCGGAAAAAGAAGATTTTAAACGATGAGGGAGTGGATGATGATGAAACTCTATGAAGGTGAATATAAAATCACTTCACCGTTTGGACCTCGAAATCTTAACGGCGATACCAGACCTCACAAGGGCATAGATTGTGTAGGGCTTACCTCTAAAAATATATTAGCTATATGCGATGCAACTGTCGTTAGTTCGCAAATCATCCTGGACAAATCTAATCCTACATGGGAATGGGGCAATTACATTAAAATGGATGATGGTTATGGTTACTTTCCTCATTATTGTCATTTATCGAAACGGCTAATCAATAAAGGCGACAAGGTTAAAGTAGGGCAACTCATCGGAGTAGAAGGACAGACCGGTTATTCGTATGGTAGCCATTTGCATTTTGAAGTCAGAAACGCACAAGGTGTTTCGATAGATCCTATTGAGTATTTTAAGATTTTGGAGGCAAGGATGGAAATTAAAACAGTAGATGAAGCTTTAAAATTTTTAAAGGAAAAAGGTGTTATGAATACAACGGAGTATTGGCAGAATGCTTCTAACGTTGTAAAGTATTTAGATTTACTTTTAATAAATATGGCAAACAAAATAAAATAAATGGAGGGATTATATGAGTAATATAAGTTATCAAATTGCAACGCTTGTAATATCGTTAATAGGTGTTATTTTAACAGGCTTAGTAGCTCCGTGGCTACGAACTAAGCTAACAAATGAAAAATTAACAACAATTGAAATGTGGGTTAATATTGCTGTGGCTGCAGCTGAACAAATATTTAAGCTTCCAGGAAGCGGTACTCAAAAGAAAATGTATGTAATAGAATTTCTTAAGACTAAAGGTATCAATATAACAGATCGAGAATTAGATGCGTTAATTGAAGCAGCTGTTTATGAAATCAATAGAGCGAGTGAATTGTTATTTGAAAATTTAGATAATCAAGATGTAGAACCGGGCTAAAATGCCCGGTTTTTTTATTTTTTGGCTAAAATTCAACGTCATAGATTGCGTTCTAACGAAAGAAAATTAACGTTTTGATGTTTTATGCATGTTGAATTTTCAGTGCAAAATAAAATTTGTAAATTTTGACAAAATAATATATAATATAAACAATTTAATTGGGAGGTATGTTGCTATGAAAAAGAGGGTATTAAGCTTTGTACTTGTTTTTATGCTTATATTATCAACTGTAGCATATGCGGTTAATATTAGCATCGATGGTACAAATGTAAGTTTTACGGAGCAATCAGGAGCTCCGTTCGTAGATGGAAACAACAGAACACAGGTCCCATTAAGAGTGACCATGGAGAGTTTCGGTGCAACAGTGAGGTGGGATAATGACACAAGAACTGCTTTAGTTGAGAAAGATGGCATAAAGGTCGAAGTGCCAATAGGGCAATCACATATTGTCAGAAACGGTAAGCAAATTAAAAATGATACTGCAGCTATCATAAAAGACAATAAAACATATTTACCTATTAGAGCAGTGCTTGAAGCTTTTGGAGCTACGATTGGATGGGATAGCGCCACTCAAACAGTTACAGTCGCTAAATCTAAATCAGAAGTATTGAAAGTACATTTTATAGACGTAGGTCAAGCGGATTGCATATTGATTGAGCTACCAAATGGCGAAGAAGTATTAATTGATGCCGGCAATAAAGGCGATTCTAACACTATAATAAACTATATAAACAATTTGGGAATTGATGATATTGAGTACTTTATTTTAACACATTTCCATGAGGACCATATTGGCTCAGCTCCTAATATTTTAGATGAATTTGATATTTTAAAAATTTACATACCTGACACAACAACCGATACACAAATATACAAAGAAACAATTCAAGCAATTGAAAGAGAAAATGCAGAGGTTATAAAAGCTAAAGGTGGAACGAATATAATAGATACAGATTTATTAGATTTTGATATTTTGGCTCCTAACTCAATGTGGTACTCTGAAATGAATGAATTTTCTATTGTGACAAAATTAGTATATGGTGATACATCGTTCTTATTTACCGGGGATGCCGAATCAGTATCAGAGTTAGAAATGGTTCGTGTTGGTTTTGATTTAGATGTAGATTTATTGAAAGTCGGTCATCATGGTGGAGAAACAAGTACGTCACAAATATTTTTAGATGCAGTTGCTCCGAAATATGCGGTTATAAGTGTAGGAGAGGGCAATACATACGGTCATCCGCACGATAAGGCTTTAAGCAGACTGACTGCTGCAGGAGCTAAGATTTACAGAACTGACGAACAAGGAACTATAATTGCTACCACTGACAGCTCTACAATTACGATTGATAAAGCGGCAACAACATACGTACCAGTAAAAGAAGAACCAATAAAAACTGATCCGGTAAATACTACGGGTAGCTATATAGGTAATAGTAATTCGTTAAAATTTCATTATCCCACATGTAGCTCCGTTAGCACTATGACTGATAGCAATAAGGTTTATTTCGACAGTAGAGAAGAAGCAATAAATAAAGGCTATGAACCTTGCGGACGTTGCAACCCATAAAATACAAAAGAGCTGTTTCATGACAGCTCTATTTTTTTGACGGCAAAAAAACGTCAAATATTTATTTGCGTATCGTATAATTTATTGTGATTTGCAGATAAAATCAATTTGGAATTTTTCTTGATTTTTCAACTTAAATGTATTTATTTATGCTTTCCGTATATGTAGTTGAAGTTTACTTTAAGAATGTAACAATACGCTAAAATAGCTGTAATTTTCAACACATGGTTAGTAAACGTCAATAAATTCGTCAAAAATTTTTAAAAAATATTATTTACAGCTATTTGAGCTTTGTCCATCATATCCTTAGTAAAGTGGGAATACGTACTAATTACCATTTGGACAGTATCCCCTATCAATTCAGCTACAGTTTTAAAATCAACTCCATTGGCGACGAGTCTAGAAGCGTAAGTATGCCTTAGATCGTGCACAGAAATATCATATTCAGCTTTTTTATATGTTTTTATTAAGTTGGTACATGCAGAATCAGTTCTTTTGTAAGTAAATATTCTACCGCTAATATTAATAGGGAAATCGCTCTTGTATTGTATTAAAACCTTCATTGTATTTAAAGGTATCGGTACTGTTCTGTTTGAATTCTTACTTTTAACAGAGCCAAAACCGTATGTCTTAGGAGACTTTTTTACCACCTTCCATTGTTTGTTTACGCTCATAGTAGATTTTTTTTCATCGATATCAGCCCACGTTAAGCCTAATATTTCACCTATCCTAAGTCCGCAGGTTGCTGCTATCAAAGAAATAACATAATACGGCTTATGCTTTATTTTGCTAAGTAAATTATTCAATTCTGATTCCGTAAGTGCTTTTATTTTTTTAATCTTTGAGTCTTTATTTTGTGGGACGGTCACATCAGCAAAAGGATTATCTTTAATTATCCTTAGCGGAGATATTGCATAACCGAAAAATACATTAATCCTTGATAAATAGGTTGATACTGTACTATGCAATATTTTCTTCTTTATCATTTCATCGACACACTCCTGAGCATCCAACTCTCTTATGTCAGTGACTTTTTTGCTCTTTATTTTTTCCATGTTTTTATATGCGACATCATAATTATTCAAGGTTGCGGCTTCCTTATGTATTTCGGCATGTTTCATAAACATCTGAAACAACTCATCAAGAGTTATATTTTTCATATCAGGATCAATATATTTAATTGTTCCTTCAAGCTCCTTAACGATATCTTCAATCCAGTCTTTGGATTCCTTTTGTGTTTTAAACCCTTGCTTAGACTTCTGTTTCCATTTACCGAGGTTATCTTTATAACTTATTATGCATTGTAGTCCTTTGTCTTTTTTTCTGTATGTTACGTTGTAGTCCATTAGTTACCTCCTTTAATTTTGGGTATAAAAAATAATCCTTGCATGCACAAAGGATTAAATGGTATAATATAGTTACTTGAACGCATTTAGTCCTTTGTGACAAGATGTGTAATAGCATTCGGTATTAGTAGTACCGGGTGCTATTTTTTATTTAAATAATTTCTTTATAATATCAAATATACTAAACGATGTTTTGTTATAAACTTTATTATACATTGCCTTTTTAGGATTGCGAATCCATCCCATTCCCTTTTTCCCATAGAACGGATTGACAGCGCTTTTAATTTCTCGCTTTAATCTTCCTGTTGTTCTTGCTTTTACGCTCTTCTTTAGGCTTGGCTTCCTTGCTCCAAATTTCATATACGCCCCCTCATTTTATTTTTCATATTTATATTTGCAAACGGTCAACGGTGAGAAATATATGCAATAGTTGTCTACTTCTTTGTAAAGACCGTATTTGCTCTGGTAATATTCAATTGCTTCTTTAAGAAATTCTTCTGTTACATCTAAATGCTCAGCAAGTTCATATAAGCTTGTACAATATGTAAAAGAAGCCTTTATAATCGATTTTAAGGGTATCAATCTTTCAAAAGAACGATTCCTTGCTATTTGTTCTTGCTTTCGATTTTGGATAGTTTCCAAGCCTGTAATGTCACCTACAGTCGTGTAGGCATGTTCCAGTTCTTCACACAAGATGCACTTCTTTTCAATAACTGTTTCTATGTCTCTCCTAATAGCAATAACACCATCTGCGTACATACCCTTATTAGTGCCACGAAAAGTGAATTCTATTACTTCGATATTGTTATCTTCTGCCTCTTGTAACAGTTCTTCATATGCTATCATAGCTTGTCCTCCCCCGAGAAGTTACTTTTTATTCCTTTTGCTTAAAACATATTTTTTAAAATTCTCTATATCCTCAAGCTCTTCTTCAGTCCAATCTTCTCCGTCATGATGCGCTGCTATGGTGTGGATCTCGTTGTCTGTATCTTCTGTAATATTATCATCTACTAAAAAATCTAAGCTGCAATCAAAATAGTTTGCCAATTTTTTCAAAGTTGAAAGTTTTATATTCTCGGTTCCTTTTTTATAAAATCCGTCAATTGTTGTATACGGTATTCCTGTTTCGCGCGACAATCGACTTAGGTTTTCTATTCCTTTATCAGACATCAACTTTTCTAACTTATTTAAAAATGACATTTTATAAATCCCTCCAATATAACTTGTACTTATTAAAGACATTATATACCAAAGTTTTTACGTTGTAAAGAAAAAAATTACCCTAAAGCGTAAAAAATGTATTGACATATTACGATGCAGGGTATATAATCAAATCAAAATTACCCCACAGGGTAAAAAGAGGTGATTAAATGTTTGTAAATTTAAAAATAGAAATGCTCAAAGCAGGAATCACCGGAAAGAATGTATCCGAAAAGTTAGGTACTTCATCTAAAACTATTTATAACAAATTGAATGGTTTTTCAGAATTCACAAGAAAAGAAATGTATACAATACGGGATGAATTCTTTCCGGACAAAACCATAGAGCATCTATTCAGCACATCGGAAGATTGCGAAGCAGGATGAACTAATATGCATCCACACTATAAAAATTAAGGAGGTGAGGAAAAGATGTCAAGTATAGAAATTAGAATTAAGGCTAAGTTGTCTACAGCTGAAGAATTGAAAGATTTTGTTCGCACAATTCGAGACATAGAAAAAGAGCACAGCTGTAACTGCACTCTTTTAGAAATAGAATATCAATAACGCTAAGCTCTGCTGATTAAAACTATGTATTCTATTGTGTTCCCGGGCAGAGTAACCGTAATATCTTTGCCGGAGAACGATAAGAAATTTTGATTTAAAAAAATAAAATCTTTAAAATCTGTATATTTTCTGGGCACATGATTTATATCCGCATCATATTTCGTTTGTATGCATTCCAAATTTTCTACAACGACATTGCCCCCGGATTTTAAATGTATATCAGCTATCCATGTCATATAATCACCCCCTTTCAAGGAGATTATAACACAGAAGTCAAAATATGTAAAAATAAACTAAGGAGGAAACAAATGAATGATTTACAAATAACAGGAATTAAAACAATAGACAGCAGAGACATAGCGGAAATGTTAGGTAAAGAACATAAGGAATTGCTAAAAGAAATTGAGGGAAGAAAAGACGGAAAAAATGTTGGAATCATACCAACTTTAGAAAAGGGGAGTTTCCACCTTTCTGATTATTTTATTCCATCTACTTACACTGTAAGTAATAACAAACGTAAATATCCATGTTACTTAATAACTAAAATGGGTTGCGAGATATTAGGAAATAAACAGCAGGGAGAAAAAGGAATACTGTTTACAGCAAAGTACGTAAAACGGTTTAACGAAATGGAACAACTTCCAAAAGTACCGGTTGTACCTACAAGCATAGAGGACATAATGATTGCAAGCTTACAAGAAATGAAAAATGTAAAGCTTAAAATTGAAGAGCAGGGAAAGGCTATTGAACAAACGAATGACAAAATTAAAGGCATTCAGGATGCAGTTGTTGTTGATACACAGAATTGGCGCAAATGGGTAACTGAATCAATCAACAAATTAGCGCAGTCTGAAATTATCATTGAAGAGCTTGGAGATTTAAGATATCAGAAATTAAGAGTTAACACATACAAAGAACTCGAAACTCGTGCAGGTTGTGATTTAAGGGTAAGAGTTAAAAGATTAAAAGAGCGTTTGGAAAAAGCCGGAGCTACGAAGAAAGTCATAAAAGAAACTGGAAACATTGATGTAATTGAGCAGGACAAGAAGCTAAAAGCAATTTACACCACAATCATTAGGGACATGCTCGTAAAATATCAAAGTATTTAGGAGGTAAAAATGGCACAACTATTGACACGTAAAGACCTTGCTGAACGTTGGCAAGTGAATGAAGCAACAATAGACAATTGGAGAAAAGAAGGTGTCTTAACACCTTGTAAAGGAATACCGGCGCCGAGATTTTCAGAGCAGCATATTGCAGAACTCGAAGGAATTAAACTTGAAAGATTTTCGCCTTTGGAGCGTAGGAGATTGGAAAGAGAGATTGAAGAACTTCAGGTAGAAAACACTAAACTAAAAGGCATAATTAGCCAGATATTAGCCGCATCTTCTCAAATAATCTCAATGAAAGAAGGGAGAGAACTATGATTAAAAAACTAAAGATAGAAAGAACAATATTCCTCTCCTGCCTAATAATCTGCCTTGTAGCTTTAACAATAACCGGATTGGATGCAAAGGCGGCACAAGCAGAAATAGAAGAGCTACAGTACATAAATAGTAGACAAGCTGCACGATTAAAGGACAAGCAGGAGTACATAGAAATGTTAGAGATTGCGTTTTTACATATGGAAGTAGAGGAAGATCTGACACAAGAAGAATTGAAAATGAAGTATGTAGGCGAATTTGAAATAACCTACTACACCGCCGGACCCGAAAGCACGGGCAAAAGTCCCGGGCATCCTCAGTATGGTATAACTGCAAGCGGGACAACGGTGGAAGAGGGCAGAACAATAGCAGCAGATTGGGATGTATTGCCAGTAGGCACAAAAGTCTACATTGACGGAATCGGGGAAAGGACGGTTGAGGACACAGGCGGTCTGATAGTGGACAAGTGTATTGATGTTTATGTAGAGGATGTAGAAACAGCCTTACAGGGTGGACGGCACATGGCAGATGTTTGGATGGTGGATGAACAGTGCAAGTAGGTACTAAAGAATTTTATGAAATATTGTCTAATTTTGAAAGAGAATTTAAAGATATGCGATTAGATAGAGAGAATGAGAGCCTCTGGGAAATGGGACAAGTGTATCAAAATGGAGAAACAAACAAATTGTATCTTGCTTATAGGCAAGGATATGCATTAGGTAGATGCAAATATATGTAAGGAGGTGATGAACAATGACCGAAAAGATTAAGAAATGTCCGTTTTGCGGGAGAGAACTTGTGAGAACAACGAACACATATAAAAATTCGCAAGACGAGGAAGTCATGGAGGATTTTTACAGCCACGACGTAACTGCATACTCCGAATATTGCACTGCGGAAGAAATCATAATCGGTAATAATACAAAGGATATAACCGCTTGGAACACCCGAGCAGCAGACGAAAACCCGGAACCAACAACCGAGGAATTAATAGAATTTATTAATGACCCGGACGCAAGGCAGGAACAACACGAGTACGCTATGTATCTGCTTGCAAAGAGGATGAAGGACGAAAACCCACCGCTGACAATTGAAGAATTAAAAGAAATCAGTAAGGATATTGAAAATCGCCAATGGGTATGGATTGAGATATTGCCTGAATATACAAGACATAAACCTTATTCAGAAGCTGAATCCGCATATTATCATGTTCAAACAGATTATGCAAAAGGAGAGTCGTTTTGCTGTGGATATCCGGGCTATGGATTTGAATTTGAATATGAAGATTACGGCAAAACATGGCTTGCATATAGGAGGAAACCGGAGGAGTAAAATGGCAAGGATATTTGAATGCGAAAGTTGTTTTTACAACACAGAAGACAAAGAAAAAGAATGCATGGTATTACATGAAAGGCAAGAAAACTGTAGTAGCTGGGCTGACAGGGAAGAGGCAGAAAGAAGAGAGGAGGCAATAAAGGAATATAGGTCAGTCGCTACACCTGCAATGGGTTGTGAATCGGTAAAAGATATCTTGGATAAACACTTCATTCAACTATATCTAAATAACTACAACGACATAGAGATATCAGATGTTTTGAAGGTATCGGCTTCATCTGTAGGAACGTACAGAAACAAATTAGGATTAAAACCGCTAAACAAAAGAAAAAAGCCTGCGGGAACAGGCAAATAAAAAATAAAACATTTTCTTTATTGTACAAAACACAGTAAGAAAAATCAAGGAGATAATTTATGAATATAGAAAAATTAATAGATACGGCTACAGAATTAAAAGAGACAACCTTAGTTTCTGAAGAAGCGATAAGGCAAGCCAATTTAAAAGCAGAAGAAAAAGCCTCTATATGCGCTTACAACAGCTATAGTGATAGTTTCCAAATTTTCGATGGAGATGTTTTTTTAGAAATTTGCAGAACTGCAAACAAAGTTCCAATTAAAGGCTTCTTTTCGGAAATGTTTAAATACAAATATATCGTCAATGTTGAAGGATTTACGTTTACTTGTGTTACAAATCGCGATTTACCGTTTGAAGGTGATGAAAATAAAATCAAGGAGGAAATATAGATGATAAAAGGATATAAGGGTTTTGATAAAGATTTAAAATGCAGAGGTTTTCAATATGAAACAGGCGAGGATTATGAACAAGAAGGAAATATAAAAGCTTGTAGCAAAGGATTCCATTTTTGTGAAGATCCTTTGAATGTATTTGAGTATTATCCTCCGGCGGATAGTAGATATTGCGAAGTAGACGGAGACGGGAAAATAGATAAAGAAGATGGCAGAGATAGTAAGGTAGCAGCTTCTAAAATACATATAGGTGTGGAGATAGGACTTCCCGGACTGATTAAAGCCGGAGTTGAATATATAAAGTCTAAAGTTGATTGGGAGCATGCCAAGGAATCGAACACAGGAGACTATAGTGCTGCGACCAACACAGGAGACCGAAGTGCTGCGACTAACACAGGATACCGAAGTGCTGCGACTAACACAGGATACCAAAGTGCTGCGACTAACACAGGATACCAAAGTGCTGCGACTAACACAGGAGACCGAAGTGCTGCGACTAACACAGGATACCAAAGTGCTGCGACTAACACAGGAGACTATAGTGCTGCGACTAACACAGGATACCAAAGTGCTGCGACTAACACAGGAGACTATAGTGCTGCGACTAACACAGGATACCGAAGTGCTGCGACTAACACAGGATACCAAAGTGCTGCGACTAACACAGGATACCGAAGTGCTGCGACTAACACAGGAGACCAAAGTGCTGCGACAGTTGAGGGCAAGGAAAGTATTGCAATGGCTACAGGTATAGAAAGTAAGGCAAAAGGCGCATTGGGTTGTTATATCGTATTAGCAGAATGGGAAGAGGGCGAGGATTGGAATTGGCATTTAAAGAATGTTAAATCTGCAAAAGTAGACGGCAAGAAGATAAAAGAAAACACATTCTATACGCTTAAAGATAATAAATTTGTGGTGTGTGATGAACAATGACATACGAAAAATATATACAAGGTACAGATGATTTAGAAGAAGAATTAGGACAACTTGAAGAAGATATAGACAATGTACAATCTGCAATATTTAAGTTACAGGATGTTGTAAATGACAGCTTCGAAGAGATAATAAAATATTCTATTGAAGAATTAGAGATACATAAAAGGCAATTAGAACGTGAAAAAAACGAAGTTGAGGGGAGGATAAATAGGTATAATGAGCATTTTCAATAAACTTTTAAATGTACAAGCTGAGTTAAAAGCACCCAAAGGACAATATAACACATTTGGAAAATATAAATACAGAAGTTGTGAAAATATACTTGAAGCTGTAAAACCATTGCTAAAAAAAGAGGGCTTAGTGCTGCAACTGCATGACCAATTAATCAAAGAGGGTGAAAGGTTTTATGTACAAGCTACTGCTACATTAATAGATGCTGATAATGCAGAATCAACAAGTGTGTCAGCATTTGCAAGAGAAGAAGAAGCAAAAAAAGGAATGGACGGAAGTCAAATAACAGGTGCTTCAAGTAGCTACGCAAGAAAGTACGCATTAAACGGATTATTCTGCATTGATGACAATTCGGACAGCGACATAACTAACCAAACTGGAGATGTAACAAATGAGGATATTCTTAAACTCTTTGAGGTTGCAACGCAAGCGGGATACAGTAAAGCAACTATTTTCAAACAGATAGAAAGAAATTATCACAAGGAAACTCCTGATCTATTGACAAAAGCGGAATACGATCAACTTTTAACTGGATATAAAAAATTAGCAAAATTTAAAGATGGTGAATCAAATGAAAATCAATAGCATAGTTACAAGTGAATATCACCGTTGTTATGTATGTCATAGTGAAAGAAATTTACAAGTTCACCACTGTATGCATGGAACAGCGAATAGAAAGCAAGCAGAGAAATATGGTTTAACAATTCCGTTATGCTTTAAATGTCACAGAGAATTACATGATAAAAATACACAACTCGATAAACATATCATGCAATTGGCGCAGATTGAATTTGAAAAGAATTATTCTTATGAACTTTGGATGCAGGTAATAGGCAAAAATTATAGGTAGGTGATTAAAACGGAACTTACTTTTACTAAGGGCAAAATAACAAGACAGTTCAGCGGGGATTATGAGGTAACTCTCATAATCTCTAGACAGCAAGAAAGCAACATGGAGCCTCTAAATCAATTGTTAAATGATGATAAGACCAAAACTTGTACGATTGAGCATAAAAAGAAGAAACGTTCTTTAAACGCAAATAATTACGCTTGGGCATTGATAACGAAAATAGCAGATGTGCTAAGAGGTAGCAAGGAAGAAATATATTTTCAAATGCTTAAAAGATATGGACCATCAAGTGTTATATCGGTAGTTGAGGATGCAGTTGAAACACTTATTAAATCAGTCAAATATTGTGAGGAATTTGGGCAATCAGAACTAAATGGCAAGAGATTTAAACACATCAAGGTATTTATGGGTAGTTCTGAATTTGATACAAAACAGATGTCAATATTTATTGATGGGATTGTTTCAGAGGCTAAAGAATTAAATATATGTACTATGACACCAGTGGAAATAGAAAAGCTGAAAAGTTCATGGCAGTTCAATAAATAGGGCGGTGGTAAGTTGTTAGACAGAATTGTGAAAATAAGAAATGGCAATAGGTTGGTTAACTTCGAAATATACAAATGTGATAAATGCGGATGCGAAATTAAAGAATCAGATTATGCTTATTTCAAAAAAAACATAACCTTATGTAGAGAATGCGCTTTTATAAATGGATATTTTTCAAGCAATGAATATCTTGATAGTGTTGGTATTATGTTGTCAGATTGTCACGTAGGTATTAATCCGAATGGAGAGGTAGAAATTTGGCAAGGTAAAGTGACACCTCCATGGGAAAGAGAATCAAAAGAACAAAGACATACACCACAATATGAAAATTGGAGATCAAAGGTATTTGAAAGGGACAATTACACTTGTCAAAAATGTGGACAAAGAGGTGGTAAATTAAACGCTCATCACATTAAACCTTTCGCTAAGTTTAAAAAACTACGGTATGTGGTTGATAATGGATTAACCTTATGTGAAGAATGCCATAAAAAAGAGCATAGAAGGAGGGATTAAATTGGCAGAACCGTTAATCCCTGGCGGATACATATTATTAAGCAGAAGGCTAATAGAAAGCGAAATATGGAATAAGCCGCCTCTTTATCTTAAAGTTTGGATATTTTTACTTTCTAAAGCTCAGCACGGAAATTTTAAAGGGTTAAAAAGAGGTCAGTTGTGGGTTACATATGATGATATTATTGAAGGTTGTTCTTGGAAGGTAGGAGCCCGATTAGAGAAGCCTAACAAGGACCAAATATATAAAATTCTAACGTTTTTACGAAATCCCGATGAAAGGGGGTACGAAAGCGACACGAAAGCGACAATGATAACGACATCGAAAGCGACAAGGGGAATGTTGATAAATATTGATAATTACGACTATTATCAAACACATAGTAATTACGAAAGCGACGATGAAAGCGACAACGAAAAAGCTACGAAAGAGGTTCGAAAGCGACAGAGTAGCGACACGATAAACAAGAATGTAAAGAATGATAAGAACATTAATAATATATATAGTGTTTTGGACAACTATACTTCTGATGATAATTTAAGACAAGCCTTAAAAGATTTTTTAGAGATGCGTAAAAAGATAAAGAAACCTATGACGGAAAGAGCATTCGATATGCTTCTTAAAAAATTAGATGAATTAGCTGCTACTAATGATATGAAAATCAAACTTATAGACCAAAGCATTTTACATAACTGGCAGACGGTTTATCCTTTAAAAGAACAGAAGCAGCAAGATAAATCAAGCAATGCTAAGCCTAACAAATTCCACAACTTTACACCAAATGATGACTATACAGGTGAAGACTTAGAAAGAATTGCAAGAGAACGATTTGAAAAAAGGTTAAAGGATTTAGGTTTAAATGCATCCAAGGAAGGAGAGGAATAAATGAACGTAAAAACCTTAGAGCTATCTAAATTAACAGAAGTTGAACGTTTAGAGATAGCAACTTTGCTTATAAAAGCAGGATACACCGTAAGGATGAGAAAAGAAAAGTCGACAGGAAGAAACTACAATTACTATGTCGAATATTGGAAAGGCGAAGAACAATCAGAGGGTGGAGGCGATTAATTGGAATTATATCATGACCATTTTCAAAATTATAAAAGATATAACATCCCAAAAGCACAGTTAATAATTGCCGATATTCCATACAATGTTGGAGTTGACGCATACGCAAGTAACCCGTCATGGTACAAAGATGGCGACAATAAAAACGGAGAAAGCGAATTAGCGGGAAAGCAATTCTTTGATACTGACAAAAATTTCAACGTCGTTGAATTTATGCATTTTGCTTCTACTATGCTAAAGAAAGAACCTAAAGAAGCAAAGCAAGCCGGTTGTATGATTGTATTTTGTGAATTCGAACAACAATTCATGTTGATAGAAAAAGCAAAAGAATACGGATTCAATCACTATATAAATCTTGTGTTCAGAAAAAATTATTCGGCTCAGGTTTTAAAGGCAAACATGAAGATTGTGGGAAATTGTGAATATGCCATTTTATTATACAGGGACAAGCTGCCAAAGTTCAATAACAATGGCAAAATGATATTCAACGGGGTTGACATTCCTGAAAACTATTGTTTTAGCTACGAGCGAGACACGGGAACAATAAAAATTCATCCCACACAAAAAAGCATATACGTTATAAAAAACCTTATAGAGATATTTACAGATATCGGAGATGTGGTGATTGATCCAACGGCGGGTAGCGGAGTTACATTATTGGCATCCGAGCAATTAGGAAGGAAATCATACGGCTTTGAGATTAAAAAGAAATTTGTAAATGATTTTAATACGAAATTGGCTAAGAATGTTCAGACTTCAATTTACAACATTAGTTAGTGGAGGTGTAGAAAATGAAGAAATATAAAGTAATCACATTATGCGGTAGTACAAAATTTAGAAATGAATTTGAGATGGTCCAGAAAGTATTAACATTACAAGGCAATATAGTAATATCGGTTGGTTTATTTGGACACTCAGGAGATACCGAAGCATTAGATGAGAAAACAAAGTTAATGCTTGACGATATGCACAAAAGAAAAATTTATATGGCGGATGAAATATTTGTAATTAACGCTGGTGGTTATATAGGCAAAAGTACAAAATCAGAAATTGAATATGCAATAAAGAACGGTAAAAAGGTTAATTATTTAGTGGAGGTAAACCATGAATAGCGTCGTATTGATAGGGAGATTAACTAAAGATCCCGAGCTTGCATTTGTACCTGCTACAGGGTTAGCAGTAGTAAAGATAAACTTAGCAGTAGATAAGGAGTTATTCGGGGAGAAAAAGCAACAAGCCATAAGCCAAGGCAAACCAACAGCAGATTTTATAAATATAACTGTGTTCGGGAAGATGGCAGAAAGTTGCACTAACTTCCTTGCAAAGGGGAGAGAATGCGCGGTTCACGGCAGAATAAATACAGGTAGTTATACAACCCAGACAGGAGAAAAGAGATACACAACTGATGTTATAGCAGATAGGGTTGAATTTATCGGCAGTAAGAACGAGGGACAAGCTAAACCGCAGGGCGGTAGTTTTCCGAGTGAGGATGAGGATATATTCACACCGGTGGATCCGGAGGATGTGCCTTTTTAGGAGGTAAGTATGAAGAAAAGTAATTTAATTGATAAACATTGCAATATATGCGGAAAGCAATTAAATACTTGGGATGACAAATGTTCTAAAACTTTAGCCTATAAAACCTCCGTATGCGAAAAATGTATTGCAAAAGAATACGACATATCCACGGATGAATTAAGAGACAAATTGGAGAATTTCTTCGGAGTAAGACCATGTATGGGGATATGAACGAGCTGACAAAGAAACTTCTCGCGGAAGGCTATACAAAAGATAATCATCCCGACTATGTAAGGTGGTATGCAAATACACATGAATTCGAATACACATCAGAATTTTTATATAACAGTGTATGGGAAGCTCCATGCGGCGTGATGATGAAAGGATATTTTACGTACGGATACATGAGTCACATGGGCGTTGAATGGAGAGTAGAAAATAATAATTATAACTTTCATTGCCCTTATCGTAAAAAAGAATGTGAACTTTGGCATCCTCTTTTGAAAGAATTGAATTATGGTGGTAAGTGCTCGTGGCATTTGTCTGATAAGCCATATAATTATGACAATAGTGCAGAGAAAATTAAGGACGAAAGACAGAAGCTTACATTAGAAAACCTCAATAAGAAATTTGGAACAAACGGGATGATAAGTTGTACCTGCTGCCATATCAACGAAGATACCTGTGAACCATATTTCAGATATGACCCTTATGATTGTTTAAATTATACAAATAATGGGTGTTTTAATAATAAATGTTGGTGTACCGGCAAAGAAAGAGATTTAACTCTTGGAAATGTCTATTATGACGTTAAAACAACAACGGAATACCGAAAAGGATTTATAGTCGAACCTGTTATACAAATAGTGAAAGGCAAGAAACTATTTGATAGCAGAAAACCAATAATTGACTTAGAAATGTATTTAAAAATGTATCCGGATGCAGTTTATGAAAAAGAAAAAATGAGACATCATATGCAACTGCATAATGCTAAATATCACAATAAAAAATTTGAATTAGAAGTGGTTAATATTCGAATTGAGAAGCGAGAAAGTCGGGATTTATTACAAGACCTCGAGGATATAAGAGAAGGAATAGAAGTTGTACATGAAAGCGATAAAAATAAAAAGACTAAAGAGGCTAAAAGTGAACGCAGGAAGAAATATCAAGAGGATAAGCAAAAGCGTGCGAAGAAAAAACACCTTGAAAAGATTGAAGAAAACATAAAAACGGGGACGTATAAAGATGTAGACGGAAACATTCAACCTTTAACACCGGTTCTCTTAATGCATTACAAAGAGACGCTAAAAGAAAATGGAATTCAAATAAGAGAACAGATAGAGATTAATGATTTGTTAGGAGATGATTAATTGATAAAATTTACAATACCATTCAGACTACCAAGTCTGAACGAGTACATAAATAAAATAAACCGTAATAGACATGCAGGAAACAGATTCAAGCAAGAAACGGAAGACCAAATAATATGGATTCTCAAAGGATTAAAACAGAGAATACAAAGACCTGTAAATATAAAAATTACATGGTACGAGCAAACGAAACGTAGAGATAAAGATAATGTAATGTCAGCTAAGAAATTTATATTTGATGCATTACAGAAGTCGGGAATATTGCCTAATGATAACAATAAATACATAAATAGTATTACAGAAGAAATTGTTTATAGACAAGGCGATAAGGTTGAAGTAGAGATATGGGAGGTGTGAAATGAGAATTGATTTACCGTTATGCAATTTCAAATTATGTCGCAAGTGCTTTGATGGAAATTGCACAGGAGGTGAAAATGACAGGATGAAATGCGAGCAATTTAAGAATAATTGGATTCATGTTAAAGAGGCATTGCCGGAAGAAACTCAAAGAGTATTGGCAACTCTTAAAAATAAAATGGTTTTGGAAGTGTTTTTTATAAATAATAAGTTTAAGTATCAAGGAATAATGAAAGGCGGTGGCATGAGTGAAGTTTCGCAAAATAATCCAGTTATAGCATGGCAACCATTGCCTGAACAGTATAAGGAGGGTTCAAATGAATAGAGTAATCAAATACAGCATATGGGACAAGAAAAATCAGAAAATGATTACAAATGCACAAAATTTTAAGTTTATTGAGGACAATAAACGATAAACATTTTTTAAGGTTAAGAGCTGATGACAACAATAATTGGACTGTATGTGCTGAATATACAGGTGATTATGAAATTCTTCAATACACAGGTGAGAGTATTCCCGATACAGATGAAATGATAGTTGACGGCGATATTTTAGAGCAGAGCTACTTCAATAAACTTAATAAAAAGAAAATTATAAAAAGATACTTAATTCACTATGAGAATGCTTGCTTTAAAGCTAAGCGCATCGGGCATAGTCCTTACGGAGATACACTTTTGTATTTTGTTATTGCTAATGCAAAAATATTTGACACAAGAATTATAGGAAATAAATTTGAAAATCCTGAATTGTTGGAGGTGGACAATGAATAGAGAAGAACTATTAAAAATCGCAAAGCCGATTTTGTTCAATACCAATATGACAATTGCAATACTTGACGATAGAAAGACGGTTACAAGAAGAAATGTAGTAAAGCCTAAATATAAAGTCGGAGATATTCTCTATGTTAGGGAAAAATTCAACGATATAGAAACAGACACTATCTTATATGCTGCTGATAAAGATTTCATAGAATACGGATGCAAAGAAGTAGACGAATATTTGTTCATGGAAAGTGATATCAAATGGAAACCGTCAATCCACATGCCAAAGGAAGCGGCAAGGATATTTTTAAAAGTAACAGGCGTAAGAGTTGAGAGGTTGCAGGATATTACAGAAGAACAGGCTATTAAAGAGGGGTGTATTGATACGAGAGGATTTATACATTCATATGATAACGAGTATAGTAACTCACATTCAGCGTTAAAAGCATTTATTGAACTGTGGAACGGCACAATCAAAAAACAAGACCTTGATAAATACGGCTGGGAAGCTAATCCGTGGGTTTGGGTAATAAAATTTGAGAGGATAAGGATAGAACAATGAAACAATATTGCCGTTACTGTGCAAATGCTGTGCTGATTGATGATGATATTGCATATTGCGAGGTTAAACACCATCAAAGACCTAAGCGGTTATGCGTGACGCCGAATAAATGCAAAAGCTTTCTATTTAATGAAATGGATGTGTTTGATATTGAGAAGAAATATCAGCCGATGAAGATTAAAAAATCAGCAGGCAATCAAATTAGGATGGAGGTGTAATATGAAAATTAAAAAACACAATGAAGATATAGAACTGCTGATTGACTTACTTGTAGGCGCTTTACAAGAAGAGGGCTATGAAGTTACAAGGTTTAGTGAAACCAGAACGCTTTATACATCAGCATATGATGCATTAGAAGTATTGGCTCCTGACGGAAGTTATTTTATGGTTGATATTGATGAGAAGCCAGTCAATAAAAGAAAACATATTGAGGGAGTTTCCGGAGGAACTGAGGAGGTAAATATGACTAATTTAAAAGGTGGGAATTTAGATAAGTTTACAGTTTTAAAAAATGATGATATTGCAAAATATTTATCTCCTTTAGCAAAACACAGGCTGCAACAACTATTAGACGTAATATATCGTTGTCGTACAAACGATAATAAGTTATTAAATACTTACTTAGTAATCAACACAGACGAGCCATACGCAGATGAAGTGATTGAAATACTTAAGAAAAATGGACATTGGGGGTAGAGAAATGGAGAGATTAACTGAAAGTCAAGATTGTTATTACGGAGAACAACAAAAAATAAGACAACTTTGTTACATGGGATTTGATTGTGACTGTAAATATCCAAGTTGTTCCGGTTGTACTATTTTGAAACTATATCGAAAACTTGCAGCATATGAAGATACAGGATTAGAGCCGGAGGAAATCAAAGAAACGGTTGAGCTGCTTAAGGACGTAGCTAATAAATATGAAACATCTGTAAAAATGCACAGCATAACAACAAAATTGTTGAATGAACATAAAGAAAGGATGAATATAACTAAAATAGAATCATACCAAGGTCAATATGAAGCTGCGGAATCCATGCTAAATAATATATATCAAGGTGAAATAATCGGTGCAACTGCTTATAACGTGATAAATCAAGCATTACAAAGCATGGGAGAAATGATTGCTGAAAAAGAGGAGGGGTAAATTGAAGAAAGACCACATAAGAGATTATGCAACAGAAGCATTTAGATATTATGCCTTCCTTGGAAAACCACATAAAGAAGATTTAGAAAAGAAGTACTACCAAGAAGCACTTGAGGAATATGAAAGAAAGCAACGATTAGGCGGGACAGGCATAAGCAAGCCTACGGAACAGGCTATAATGTATGCAGAGGGGATATTGAGACAGAAACAAGCTGAATTATGGGACATACTTGCTGTAGAAAAAACATTAGCACAATTACATATATGGGAGCGGCAGGCGGTAGAAATAGTATACTTTCCACATGCACAGAGAGATATGAAAAAAGGAGAAATCGAAGGCAGGGTACAACAAGCGGTTATACATATACCTGCAGGAAGAGCGACTGTGTTCAGGTATCTAAAAAAAGCAAGAAATATATTTGCGTATGAAAGAGGATTGCGATTATAAAAATATTTTTTTACATAAGTTGATACTACAAACTACTTTCTTTATGTTATTATGATTCCATCAGAAGTGTTTAATTCATCTTTAAGTACTCCTTGACAAAGACACTGCTTCCCCCAGCGGTGTCTTTTTATTACAGCAAACACAGCCGTTAAGCGGCAGTAAATTATAATGCACAGCCTTTTACAGGCAGTATACAAAACAGCAGCTTCATGACGCATTAAACCGTGTGCAATTCGGCACGGTTTTGTTGTATCCGGACGGTGGAGCAAGTTCATTTTGTGTTGAAATATACACGTTTTAAATTTTAGGTTTTGTGACGATGCAGATATGAATCAGGCTGCATAGGGTATAGGGGTGGGGAATTTAATGTTGTAAAATCTTTCCTGTATGGTTATAATATTAATTAATTAAAATTAGGAGGTTTGTGTGATGGGATTATTTAATGGTTTGATGGGTAATGCATCTGAATATAGTATCGAAGCAGCCCAAAAGGAATATGGACATCTTTTATCAGACAAAGAAATTGTTGACAAAGCATACAAATTGGTAAGAGACATGTTTATTTTTACTAACAGGAGATTAATACTTATTGATGTCCAAGGAATGACCGGGAAGAAAATAGAATGCAGATCAATCCCTTATAGCAAGATAACAAGCTTTAGCGTTGAGACAGCCGGACATTTAGATTTAGATGCCGAGTTAAAGATTTGGGTATCAGGAATAGGACAACCAATACAGAAACAATTCAATAAGACATTAAACATTTATGAAGTACAAGCAGAATTAGCAGAACACGTAAAATAAATATATTACATAGGCACTCGAAAGGGTGCTTTTATTATGCAGGTGATCACATGGCAAAAGAGTTTGCAAAGAGGTTCTATAAATCAAAAGCGTGGCAAAGGTGTAGAACTTCTTTTATTTCATATAGAATTACAATTGATGGCGGTATGTGTGAACACTGTCAAGACAAGCCGGGATACATTGTAGACCATATAGAAGAGTTAACACCTGAGAACATAAATAATCCAGATGTAACTTTGAATCATGACAATTTGCAATATCTATGCTTGATATGCCATAATAAAAAAACATTTAGGAGTAAGCTAGAGACTACAAGAGATGGATTGGCATTCAATGAGTATGGAGAACTAGTAGAGCCCCCCATAAAACAATGAATATATAGTCGACGGCGGGAC